CTCCATCTGCACCATCTACTAGTGATACATTACTTACAGCAGTTACGTCTGTATAAGTTGTTCCTGTTGCTACATTGCCCCAATTAGAACCAGAAGCGTTGTGATCCATCCAAAAAATATAACTTGATTGATTGAATATAACATCTGGATAGTAATTAGTGTCACCTTGAGGACTTTTAGCGTCTGAAGCTTTTGATACAGCTGCAAATTTTTCTAAAACTGTCCCTTTAGTTCCACTTAACTCTCCATCTTCGTCAACGATTACTATATGTAATTCATCATTGACCCCACCTCTTGCTTGTGTATAAGGTGATGTTCCTGGCGCCTTGTCAAAAATATCATAATATCTCCATCTTCGTCTTACATCTGGTGTTCCAGTAAGTTCCGAATGTAATCCAGAGGAGTCACTTGTACCATAGTAAGAAGGTTCGTCTTTTCTTACAATGCTTAAGTCATTAGTTGCAACACTAACAACTCTATATTCATATTCATCACCAAAGTTAACTATATCTCCAGCACCAATTCCTGTTCCAGAAGCAACCGCAACAACTGTAGCACCAACGGAAGCCGCTGTTGCTGTTGTTTTAGCTGTTTCTTCATAGGCAGTTGCAGAAGCACATTGAGAAACTTGTAAATTATTTCCCCACGCACCTGCTGTTCTACTTGCCCATAGTCCTTGGGAAGCTTGGCCGTCAGCATAATTATCTTGGTAATCAGTAGTATTTTTTATAACAAATGCACTACCACTTTCAGTTGCATTTGACACATTAGTATTCTGTACACGAACAACTCTCAAAGAATTTGAGTATTGTAAAAAATTTGAAGCACTAAAAAAACTCTCAAAGTTTGAGCTATCTGGTTTTCCAAATGTAGATACTAACTCACTTTCACTGCCTATACTTGTTATCTCATCTAGTGGTCCTTTGTTGAATTGTCCAGCAAAAGCTCCAGTTGAAGTTGATACGGCAGGAATGATTCTTGTTAAATCTTTTTCCTGTACGAGAACACCTGGTGATACTTGAAATGCCATTAGGTTTTCTCCTTTTAATTAGCTAATTTAATTTTAAAATATTCAAAACTCGTAAGTTTTCTTACGCCCATAGTCAAATCTCATTACTACGGATATTTATAATATACGCAAATTAGAGTCCTTTTCTCACTACTGGATACCAAACTGTTCCATATTCATCGGTTTCTGGTTTTTCCCAGTCAGGTATACCATCATCTACAAATCCAAAAGGTGCCATATCTTGTTCTATTAATTTTTCTTGCTCTTCATATAATTGTTGTCTAGCATTTGTATTAGTCAATTCTTTAAAGAAGGCTTGATTAGATAACCAACCAAATAATACAAGACAAGTCATTAAGTCATCATTACAACCATCTTCCGCTTTCCAAGAATTACCTCTACGAGAAAATGTTGACATTTCTTCTATGATATTAAAATCATTAATGATTACTTTATCACCTTCAATCAATGTTTTGATATTAGAACAACCAATTTTTTTAATTTGTTTTGTCATACGAACACCAAAACCACTTCCTCTTCCACTATATCCTGCACCTAAAATCTGTCCTGCTCGTCCTCTTTGTGTAGTCATTAATAGATTAGAGTACTCTAATTCATAATTTAAAGCTTCACCTATTTGCTGTCCTATATCATTTGTTTCAACAAGTATTTCTGCTTTGTTATATCCTGTACAAGCTTTAGATATTATATGTGGAAACAAAATAGGTTTAACTTCATTACTTTTATATTTTGCTACAATTTTATAAGGCATTTGTGTTACATCAAAAATTAAAAATGCTGAATAATCTTTTTCTACTCCTCTTGCTACGTCAACTGTACAAACATAATTTCTACCATTTATAGGATTTTCAAACACATCTAAATTACCACTTGAAGTTATTGGTGTCATATAAGGAGTTGCTTTAATTTTAATTGGTGAAATTAATGTATCAACACTACCTAAAAACTCACACTCAAACTCTTGTTGGAATTGTTCTTTAGATGTATTTCTTATAGTCATTTCTTTCCATTCATCATCTCTTCCTGGAACTTCCGACCAATGCACCTCAATAGGAATATAATCATTTTTACCACTTTCAGAATCCATCCATAATTTATAAAACTGATTCATACCGTGTGGGGTTGATACAATAACAACCTTTGAAGTTTTACCAGAAGTAATAGTAGGATAAACAGAACTAAAAAACATTTCAGCAATGTTAGCAGGTACGAAAGCAAACTCGTCAAGAAATATTATATTATATGTTCCTCCTCTTATTGCACTTGAAGATGTAGCGGCCGCAATAATTTGAGATTTATTTTCTAATTCAATACTACCTTTATTCCAATTTATAACACCTTGTTGTATATACTTTGGTAAGTTTTCAGAGGCTAGTTGTAGTCTTCCTAATATATCTCTAGCAGTTGAAGATTTATTAGCAAGAATTGCTATGTTTGAATTCGGATTAAATATTGCATAGTGTAAAAGGTATGCAATTGTTGTTGTAGATTTACCTGACTGTCTAGGTAGTTTTGCAATCGTAAAACGATTATTATGTATTGTTCTTACTATATTTTTTTGGAAAGGATATAATTTAAAATCTATAAGACCTTCATCAAGGGAAACAATCTTCATATGTTTCTCCATAAAATAGATTGGGTCTTTAGCACATCTATCAAATTCTTCAATTTCTTCTTTAGTAAATCCAACTTCCGTATTTACTTTCTTTAAATTTGGGTTTCCTAAATATGCGTCTGTTACTGCCATTATTATCTCTCTTCTTCTACTGGTGGTATATATTTATCATTTCTAATATATCCCATCCAACCAGTTATAATATATTTGTCGTGGTGTTTGGTAATTTGTCCACTATGTGTATGAGTAAAATCTGTCGGCCAAATAAGTGTTAATCCTTTTTTAGCAGGAGTTGTTAAATTCTGATATTTAAAATGTGTACCACCTTCAGGAACATCATTTAAATAAGTCATCCAAACAAGACAACGATTTTCCATTATACCCATTCTTTCAAAATGCTCAGCAAAATAACCTGCTCCTGGAGAATAGTATTGTATATTTGCTCCTTCAATCATTCCAAATTTATTAAGCTGTTGAACTTCAGGATATTTCTTTTCGTATAGGGTAGTAACTTCTTGCAATTGTTTTTTATATTTTACAAAAACTTCATCTGTAAAATTTTGATGAAGACCTAGGTCCATAGAATCTTTTTGGTGCTTCTTAACACTGTAAGGTCCACCTATAACTCCTGGTCTTTGATGTTCTTTTTTTGATTTAAATAAGGTTATAAGGCCATCACAAATTTTAGGATCAATATACCAACCTGCGACAAAACTATTAAGTGGTAATATATGTTCTTTTAATTCATTAAATTTTTTTATTTGGTTCATCTTTATCAGTTTCATTTTCACGTTTTTTATTTAACATTTTTTGTAATTCAGCAGTTGAACCTACGAACAAAGCATTTTTAATATTCGCACTTGTTCTTCCAGGTAAATCTTTTAAATCTTTTAATTTCTTTTGTAAGTCTTGTAGTTTATCTACTGTATCGCCAACTTGTCCAATTAATTGACCAACAACTTCATATGCTCTAGGGTGTTGTCCTTCTTTTGCAATATCTAATATTCCTTGTATTGCTTCTTGTCCCTTTTCTATTAAATTGTAATAGTTTTCTCTACTGTAATCAGAATCTTTATCTAAATATTTTTCTACAGTAACACTTTTTCCAGTATCTCTTGGTACTGGTACTTCAAATTTTTCAGGTTCAATTTTTTTACTATCTAAACCTAATATTTCATTCACACTATCTTCTAATTTACTCATTATTCATCTTCTCCTGTTACTGGATTATATTTCTTTCCATCTTCATAAAAATTTATTGTAGTTGTAAATCCAAAATCATCATCAGCATCCGCCGTTTCAGGATTAGGTATAACTATAATTCTTTCCTCTCTTGATAAAGGAGCATCCAAATCTGTCCCTAAATCTGATTGTACTTTTCTGATAATCTTACCTTTTGTCATAGGTCCATATAAGTAAGTTTTAGCAGTAAACGCTAAAGTATATATAACAGCTCTTCGCTTATTAAATTCACCATCATAAGTATCTTCATAACTTACATCATTTAAAATTATTGGTATATCTCTTTTAATGCCTAATTCTGGAATTACATTAACTGTAACTGTATAATCAGGTTGAAAATAAGGTAGTATTTGTTCAATAATCTGTAATCCGTTTTCTGCTGTTGCAGTAAAAGAATAAAGGTTAAAAGTTATATCATATGGTACAGGTGTATAATTAAAATTATGTACTGTTGAATCATCTGTTTTAACTCTAAATGTTTTTTGAAGTTTATTTAATTTTCTACTAGCGTCATACTTTAATCCTTTTAATTCAAAACCCAATCTAGGTAAAGTAATTGCAAAGGTTCTACCCTTTTGCAAATTTGCTTGTTGTTCTAACCTTGCTATAAATTTTTCTTTAGGCGCATATGCTAAAGGCACACGTATTCTTTTAGTAACAGCTCCTGTACTAGATTTTTGTTGAAGAACTATATTATTAAAAACTTGACCAAATGCAATAGTTAATTTTCTTAAACCTTGATTATAAAAATGATTACCAAACATTATTCATCTACCTCACCAAAAGGATTTCTTTCTGTAAAATCTAATATATCATCTGAAACAGTAACAGTATCATAACCCGCTTCTGTATTCAAATCTAAATTATCTGCATAAGGTGATTGTGTTTGTATATTAGGTACTGCAAAATCTTCATTTAATAAAAATGATGGTTGTCCTGTAGAAAAATCGTGGTAGTCTTCTAACTGTACCGAACCTGCACCATATATAACTTCAACTCCATATTCTAACGTCATTTTATGTTGCAACTGGTCTAGTGTATGTGTATCTTCGTGTTGGTCAATAGTTTGTAAACCAGTATCAAGTTTTTCACTTGCATATTCCCAACGAGTAACTTTAAGTTTATAAACTGGCAGATTGCCTAATTGGAAAAATGGTTCTTGGTCTTCTACAAATAAAATTTCAAAAAAAGATTTCATCAAAGGCACAAATATAATATCACCTTCATTTGGTCTACCTGAAAAAAGAGGTCTAATTAAACCACCACTTTTATTACCAACTAAATTATCCCAACTTCGTTTTGCAACAACTAAAGTTGTGTCATCTCTAATTTCTAATCCAAATTTACTAATAATTTCCTGTTCACCAGCAAATCCTTGGTTAGTTTCAAAGTACATTTCTATCAAGTAAGTATCATCAAACTTGCTAGTTACGTCTTCTCCTAAAATTATATCTTTATTGACTATTGTTCGTGGCAAGTAATAGACATCATTGCCAAACATTTTAAGACTTTCAACAACTATATCTTCGTGTAGTCTTTTTTCGGCAGCGTTGCCAATTCCCATTCCACCTTGAAAGTAATGATTAACTGGCATAGCATTATCCTATCATAAAGGGTACATTTGTATCGTAAGTACTTCTTAATTTTATTTCTAAAGTATCAAGGTCTGCTAATGCTTGTGAGTAAATTTCTTTTCCATTTAATGTAACTCCACCTAGCATTGCAACACCATCAAATTTACTTAAATTAGAACCCCATTGTTTTTTGAATAAAGCAGTTACGTATCTTTTTAAAAATATGTCATTATAGACATCTGTATAAACATTTGGATCCATTTTTCTATAACATTCTATTACCATATATTCACCTACTTGTAAATCATTGTCCCAATCCATATCAACATAAAGTCTATTATCTAATTGGTTAAATCTTAATGGTTTTTCACCAACTAATATATGGTCTAGGAAATCTAAATGTCTTAATACAACATCATAATTAATAACAGACGTTGAAGAAAAATCGTATAGGTCATTTAATCTTAATTGATATCTAACATCAAACATATTTAAATTACCTTTATTTGAAAATGGGAACATATTAATTACAGATATAACAGATTCAGGCATAACAATAAAGCTATTACCTTCTTTCCAATTTGTAGTAACTACAGTTGAATCACCATACGTCTTTGATATAGATTCAGGAGTATCTGCTAAAATTCTATCGTGGTCTGCTTGAGTATATTCGTATTTTAAGTAGGTTCTTTTAACACCGTCAAAGTGATATTGAGAAAAATATTGTAATGCTTCATCCATTCTGTCTTCTAACTGGTCATCATCTACATTTATCTCTATGACTGGTTTACCTAATGCTCTTAAAGCGTATTGTTTTAAATTTTCCCTTGAAGCTGGTTCTGCCATTTTTATCCCTTTTAGTCCCTTTTAGGTATATTTATAATAGTAATTATATCTTCGGAAAGAGATTATCAGTACAAAATGTCGTAATATCTTCGTCAAGCAATCCAAGTGATTGCAGTACACCAGAGGTATGTGGATGTTGTTCTTGTTTTTGGACGTGCTCAAAATAAAAATTTTGACCTTTTATAACATCTTCTTTTTTTGAATCACCATCATAATCAGATATTTTATCTAGGTATGATTCTAAATTAGATGTAGCAAGTGTACAAATTTGATTTAATTCGCTTTCATCTTTAATATTTCCACCTGAAAGCACACCTTCACTAAAAATTTCAGTGTCTAATAACGGTCGCACTCTCGGTTTTGTTGGTTTAAACCAAGTTGATTCTTGTATAAAATATCTTGATAACGGATGTTCGTTTACAAGTAATGGAGAATAATCGTGAAAATATCTAACTTTACTTTTACTTGCAATAACATCCAATCCATAAATTGGACCACTATTTGTTAAATTTGGAAGTAAAGATAAGTGTAACATATACTGACCTTTAGTATCTCTAGCATCCACTATCTCAAAATGTGCTCGTCTAATATCTTTATTTTTCCAAGTACGATTAGTCCAAGTTTCTTTATTAAATTTTTCCATACCAACTTCATTGTATTCTTCACAATCTCTATCCAGTATAGATATTATTTCATCTTTACACTCTATTAAACGATCCCATATCATCTTTTTATTCCTTTTCTATCTTATCCATTTAAAGTCTTTATGTCCAGTAATAATATCCATTTCTTGATATAATTGTGTAGTAGTTGCATAAGCAACCTTCGCTTCATTGAGAACATTAATTTGATAGACATTTATATAACTATTTATTGTTTCAGTTACTATCCTTTTATATTCTTTTATTTCACCGTGTTTAAATTTATAATAACGATTAGGTCCTGGTG